TTTTACCAAGTTGATAACAAAATCACTTGGAGAAAGAGAGGACATCTTCTTGAAGATGAAGGTAGATTTTATTAGACACTTAATTAGCTTCTTGGACACTCCAGAGATGGAGAAGAAGCATATTGAACAGTTAATACAAACAAAATAAATTATGATATTAACAGATGAATTTGGTAATCCTTTGCAACCGAAAGTGGTTACTATTGAGGAAATAGTGAATAAGTCTTCGTGGGATTCAGAGGATATAGAATTATTGGTAGCTAACCAACATCTTTTAGAAGATGAGGTGTTGGCTAAGTTAGGAATTTTAGAAGAAATTAAACCCCTCTCCCCAGATGTGGTGGCAGAACAGACGAATCTTTTGAAGAAAAAGAAAAATAAAAATTAGATGTGTTATAATATAATCACGACCTAACCCTCCTAATAAGGACGGTCAAAAAAAAACTATGAATAATCCAAACTCATTTGATTCAGAATTAAAGGACGGTCAAACTAACCCTGATACTGAATTACAAGGAACGGAAATAAAGGGGACTGAAATCCCAGAGATTGATTACAAAACTAAGTTTAGTGAAAGTGCCAAAGAAGCTCAACGACTATATACTGAAAAAAAAGCACTAGAACAACAATTAGCTAATCAATCACAAACGAAGGAATTTAATAATCAAACTAATGATGATTTTTTTCCAGGTTTCAATGAATTAGATGATGATGCGAGGCAGAATTTACTTTCTTTTGCCGAAAGTGTGAAAAGAAAAGCCCTAGAAGATGTCTATAAAGACCCTGCTATTGCTTACTCTCGTAATACTTATAACGAAAAGAAATGGAATGATGCATTTATGGAAGTAAGTAAGGATATTCCTAATCTATCTTCATACGCAGATTCTTTTAAAACTCAATACTATAATCCAAATAATGTCCCAGACAATATAGCAGAGGTGATCAAAGACCTCGCTAAAATCTTTCTGTTTGATAAAGCTAAGGATATAGGAGCCGAAGAGGAACGTGTGAAGAACCAACGGATTAACCTAGAGGACGTAACTGCCGGAGACAAAAATCCACCTTCAGCAACACGCTCATTGGAGGAGTGGCAACGAATGGCCAGTGAAGATCCAACAAAATTTGCTTCCCTCTCTAAGGAATTTAATGCAGACCTAGCAAGGAAATAATATCATTAGTTTTTAATCAAACTAAATTATGGCTAATTCATTAGCTGCATTTACCCCCGTAAAGTATTCTCTTAAACTAGTAGAGCTACTTTACAACGATACCATCTACACAAGTGTAACTAACACTAAGTATGAAGGTGAAATTAAAAATGCAGGAGATCGAGTACGTATCCGAACAGCCGCTAAGATTTCTCTCAGTGCTTACACTAAGGGGATGACATTAGTTGCTCAAGACTTAACACCAACAGACGAAGACTTAGTAGTTGACCAGCTTAATTACTTTAAGTTTATTGTGGATGATGTAGATAAGCTACAGAATGACATTGACACCATTAACGAGTACGCTAAAGGTGCAAAGATGAGTATGTCTGAATTGATTGACACAAACATCTTAGAGTACGCTCGACGTAACGTAGATGGAGACAATGTAGTTGGTACAGCTTACGCAACAGGAACTGTTACTGTTACTGTTTCTACAGGCGCTGTAGTAGGTGTCGGTACAACTTTCACAGCAGGTATGGTTGGTGGTTACTTTAAAGCAACTGGACAGACTAAGCACTATCTTGTAACTACTTTTACTGACGCTACACACATCACCATTGCTGATGTTGGAGATGAAAGTAACTATACAGGTGGTGCGGTTGCCGGCGGTACTGCTTACACTATCGCTGGTGCTGTAGCTATTGCTCTTACTAAGTCAAACATCTACCAATACTTGGTACAGTTAGGCACAGTAATGAGTCAATCTCTTACTCCGCGCGAAGGACGTTTTGCTGTAGTAAACGCAGCCCTTGAAGGAATTCTCCGTCAAGCTCCTGAATTTATTCCAGCAGTTGATTCAGCTTACAGTGATGTAGTTAAGAAAGGTAAAATCGGTATGATTGCTGGTTTTGAAATCTTCTTCTCAGAACTTGTTGCTGGTAACAACACAACTGGTTACTGGTTCTGGGCTGGTACAAAGGAATTTATGGCCTTTGCCGCTCAAATCATGAAGACATCAGTATTACCAAGTGAAATGGATCCAAATACTTTTGTTTCTACCGCTAAAGGACTTCTCGTCTTCGGACGAAAGGTTTGTGAAGGAAACAGAGGACGCGGTGCAGTTTTGCGAGGAACCGTAGCGTAAATTCTTAGGCTCACCTACTTTGGTTGGTGGGCTTATAGAGTTTATAAATAAATTCATTATGACAACATTACAAATACTAGAACTGGCAAGACGTAAACTATTAGAGGTAACTACAGATGTTATTCCTGAAAATATTCTGCTTATCTTCGCCAATCAGTCGTACATGGACGTGTATAAGCGTGTCTTCCCGATGTCTGACGTGGATTCAACTACGCTGACAATGACCAGTGGTGCATCTACACTACCAACTACTTTTGGCACACTGTACGGGGACGCTACTGATGCAGAAGGTAACTTCTATCCTGAAGTGCCGATAGAGGACTTTTACCGTGAGCAAACAGAGCGAATGGTAACTATTGAGGGTGGCGAACTAAAAGTCTTTCCTGACACAGTTTCAAGCCTCACAGTGAGGTTCTGGCCGAAGCCTGAGACACTTGCATCTAATGTTGACCCATCTATTGATGAGTTTTTCCATGAGCCGATTGTCTACGGTATTCTCTGGCGTGCTCACGAAGACTTGCAAGACGAAGAGTTATCCACTTTCTATAAGCAAAAGTTTGAACAAATGCTAACTGAGAAAGCCAGTGTACAATCTAACTATGAGGAAAATAATCAACGTGGTGCGGCTATGTTTAACTATCAGTCATTAGTATAGTATGTTAAAAAAACAAATATTTACTATTGAGCAAGACGATTTGACCAAGGCTATTGATGTTGATGATAGTCTTGGGCGATCTGTTCCAGTAAATATGAACTTTATTGAGGAGGGATATTTAATTAAAGACACTGGATATATTCCGTTAGGTTTAGTAACGGATGAATTAGCACACAGTTTATTTAATTATAAAAAAAAGAACGGAGATAGTTACTTCATACGAGTAAAGGGTACTAAATTACAGCAATACTCTTTAATTTATCGAGATTGGGTTGATATAAATAACTCTCCGACCTTCACAGCTGGTGCTAAGTTTGGATATATTGTTTATAATGATTATTTGTACTTTGGAAATGCAGTAGAAGCATTGTATAAGTGGGATGGCACTACATTCACCGCCTATGCTTCGGCTCCCAAAGGTAATATTTTAGAGATTTTTGAAGATAGACTGTTTATTGCCGGTGTTACGGCCGAACCACTTACTGCTTATTATTCAAATATTAAAATTCCTTCTACTTTTACCGGTACAGATGTATTAAAACCATTGGGGACTGATCATATAACTGGTTTGGTTAACTATTTTGGTTCTTTATTACTCTTCAAAAAGGAAAGTATTTGGAAAATGACCTTTATTTATGACCAAGTAGTATCATTATTTGTTCCAAAATTAGAAGCCCAGAATAGAAATTATGGTGCTTGTAGTAGACAGGCAATAGCATGGGTAGAGAATGATGTTTGGTTTTTTAATGGACGTGAAGTTCGTTCAATCGGATTCAAAGACCAGCAAATCGGAGTGCTTGGTGTCAATAATACGGTTATTTCAGATTCAATTAAACAAACATTAGATACGGTTAAGACCACAAATTATGAGAATGTAGTTGTATTTTATCACAACAGACGTTTTTATCTTGGAGTTATCCTTGGTGATGACACAGTTAGCACGCTATTTGTTTGTCATTTGCTTTATCAAAATAACTGGACTAAATATACCAATCGAGATAAGGCAAAATTAGGTGGGGCAGTGGTAATAAATGGTATAATATATACATACAATGACTTCTCGCCTTATGGAGTTATTAAATGGACAGTAGAGGAAGGAGATGAATTATCAGTGAACGCTTATTTAACAACAGAATAATATGACAGATGTAAAAATTACAGAACTTAGTGAAGCTACGATTATTGAGGAAACCGATATTCTTCCGATTGTACTTGACCCCGCAGGGACTCCTGTGACTGATAAAATAACAGTGAAGACCCTACTTGATGAGAGACTTAACTATTCTATTGTTGGGTCTGACTTTTCTTTGACAGCTAGTACAGGTGTTCAATCTGCCTTTCCTACCACTGGCGATGTCTTTACTTTAGTTGCTTCTACAACTTATTTATTTGAAGGTATTTATTATATTACCAAATCTGGCACCACCTGTACGACTGCTTTAGCTTTTGCTTTAGGTGGAGGAGCTTCAATTACTTCAATTAAGTATCATGTCCTTGCTCAAAATGTGGTTAAAAACACGACAGGTGCCACAGTAGCTAGTGCATGGGTTGATCAAGTAGCGTCAACTGTTATCAACGCTACCTCTACAACAGATGTTGTTATTAAGTTTAGTGGTATCATTCGCATGAACGCTGGCGGTACGGTCACTCCACAAATTAACTTTTCTGCCACTCCTACTACCCCAGTAATGACAGCAGATTCATTTATTAAATTTACCCCGATCGGAACGACTAATAATATCTTGGGCTCAGTAGCATAATATGCCACAACGTCTTTTAACAGAATCAGGAAATAATCTAGTAATGGAAACCGTTGCTGGTATTTCTGGTGCTTCTTCGTTAAACGACACAACCGTATATGAAATTACTAAAGAGTTTTTTACTACAAACCCCACCTTATCGGGCTGGGTTTTTGGTACAGGTTGGGCATGGAACGCAGGTAATGGTAATATGGAAATAGTATAATATGGCTTTAATTAATAATCTTTTAGCTTATTGGAAATTAGATGAATCATCTGGTAATGCTTCTGATATTACAGGTGGGGGAAATACTTTAACGAATAACAATACTGTCGGTTATACTGCTGCTTTAATAAATAATGGTGCAGATTTTGGAACAGCTAATGTTGATAAGAGTTTGAGTAGAACAGGACTAATTGGTACGGACGGCTCTTACTCCTTATCACTTTGGGTTAAATTAAGGACTGAAATAATAAGTGATATATATAATTTTATTACAATTTCTACTCAAAGTACCACATTAGAAATTGCTTATGA